ATAATATAGGTTCAGATTGGTCAGAAAAAAATGAGTTTGATGGTAGAGAGTTTATTGGTTTACCAGACACTTTTAAACGTAAGACCAAATAAACTACTATCCCCTCTTCCATAATCTCCTGTTGGATAAAAGTTTCCTCTATTTTATCCTGATTTACATGTTCAATTTGATAGATTGTAAGAGGTGTAGCAAATAGAGGTATTGTTGCAATTTCTTTCATAAATTGATATTTTATGATAATAGTTATAAAATTACAAGGTTTTTATGTTACAAAAGATAGGCTTTCAACCAGGATTCAATAAACAAGTCACTGAAACTACAGCTGAAGGGCAGTGGGTAGGTGGTGATAATGTACGTTTTAGATATGGTACACCTGAAAAAATAGGTGGGTGGTCACAATTAGGTGAAAATAAATTAACTGGTGCAGCAAGAGCCTTGCATCATTTGGTTAATAATTTAGGAACAAAATTTGCTATAATAGGAACTAACAGAATTTTATATGCTTACACTGGAGGTATATTTTATGATATCCACCCAATTAAATCTACAACCACATTATCCAATGCATTTACCACGGTCAACGGATCAACATCTGTTACAATAACTTTTTCTACTTCACATAATATAAATGCTAAAGATATTATTCTTTTAGATAATTTTACAACAATTACTGGTTCAAATTATACAGCCGCTGATTTTAATAATAAAAAATTTATGGTTACTTCTAGACCATCAGCTACAACAATTACCATTACAATGCCTACAGCTGAAACAGGAGCTGGTGCAACTCTATCTGGTGGAATAAGAGTACAACATTATTGGCCAGTGGGACCGGCAGAACAATTACCTGGATTTGGTTGGGGACTTGGACAATATGGGGGTACTGTATCAGGAGAAGCTCAAACTACTTTGGTTAGTACAATTAATGATAGTCAAACAACTGGAATTCAATTAACAGATTCATCACAGTTTCCAATATCAGGAACAAACTATGTTCAAATAGGAACAGAACAAATTTCTTATACCGGAATAACAAGTGATGTTTTAACCGGTGTTACAAGAGGAGTTAAAAATACTACAGCAGCTGCACATACAGCAGGAGATACTATCACTAATACTTCAGATTATATTGGTTGGGGAGAAGCTGCATCTGGAGACTTTGTAGTTGATCCTGGTTTATGGAGCATTGATAATTTTGGAACAAAAGTTATAGCTTTGATTCACGATGGACCTTGTTTTGAATGGGATTCTAATTCATTAGCAGCGACAGAAACTAGAGCAACAATTATATCTGGCGCTCCTACTGCATCAAGAGAAATGTTAGTATCTACACCTGATAGACACTTGGTATTTTTTGGAACTGAGACAACTATTGGTGATCCAACTACACAAGATTTAATGTTTATAAGGTTTTCGGATCAAGAAAATATAAATGAATATGCACCTACATCAGTTAATACTGCAGGTACTCAAAGACTTGCAGATGGATCTAGAATTGTTGGAGCAGTTAGAGGTAGAGATGCAATTTATGTTTGGACTGATACTTCTTTATTTATTATGCGTTTTGTCGGTGCTCCATTTACTTTTGGTTTTACACAAGTTGGTACAAACTGTGGTTTAATTGGTGAGAGTGCAGCGATAGAAGTGGATGGTGCTGCTTATTGGTTTTCAGAAAACGGTTTTTTTAAATACTCTGGTAATTTAGAAACCATGATTTGTTTAGTGGAAGACTTTGTATTTGAAGATTTAAATACTACAGCATCGCAATTAATTAATGCAGGTTTAAATAATCTGTATGGAGAAATTACTTGGTTTTATTGTTCATCAGGATCAACTGTTATTAATAGATGCGTAACTTATAATTACATGGAATCAACACCACAAAGACCTATTTGGACAACAGGTAGTTTAGCAAGAACTACTTGGCAAGATTCTTCTGTATTTGGATTACCACATGGAACTCAATATCTTGCAGGAGATGATACGTCCTATGACGTTGTTGGTAATACGGATGGATCAACTATATATTTTGAACATGAAAAAGGAGTAGATCAAGTCGTAGGAGCAACAGTAACTCCGATTACATCTAATATTGAATCCGGAGACTTTGATATATCTGCAAGAAGAGGTATTACAGGTCAGACTACAGGAATGCCTGATCTAAGAGGTGATGGTGAATATATTATGAAAGTTAGAAGATTTATTCCTGACTTTTTATCACAAACTGGAGATACACAAGTAACACTACAATTACGTAATTATTCTAATGATGCTTACGCAAGTTCACCACTTGGCCCCTTTACAATTACATCATCTACTGATAAGATAGATACACGTGCTAGAGGTAGAGCTATGTCATTAAAAATAGCTAATACTGGTTCATCTCAAAGTTGGAAACTAGGCACGTTTAAATTAGATATTCAACCAGACGGTAGAAGATAATGGCAGAAATAAATTATAACAATTTATATAATCAACTGAAACCTATGCAAAAAAGGTATTACGACCAACAGTTTTTTAAAAACTATGTTCCTGGTCAAGAAGACATAATGTTATCTTCTCAGCCTGCTTATGAGCAAATGAAAGCAGTATATGATGCTCAACAACAAGTTCCTGAAACCAGTATTTTTGATAGTATTTTTGGTTCAGCTAGTGCAGCTGAAATGCCTCAGGTTCCTAATTTAACTTATAGAAATATAGATTTACCTTTTGATTTAAGAACGGGTATAACAAATACTAAAGCAGCTTTACCTTTTAAAACAAGTGTTTCAGAAATTCTTAATAGATATAACGTTCCTAATTCAGGAAGTCAGGATTTAGTAAATCAAAGACTTGCAGATAATCAAAGAAAAACTAAAATGATTATAGAAGATAATAAAGTTAAAACAGTTCCTATTTCATATCCTAATGTTAGCACCGCACCTTTAAGATTTGCTACTGATGATCAAACATCTTTTTTTGGTCCAACTACTTATTCAAAACCTAATGGCATAATAGATTCAACTATTGCTTCTAATTTATTATATGAAGATTTACCATCAGGTATTGATACTTCTTATGGTGTTGCTAATGAACCAGATGTTGAAGAAGATACTGAAGAAGCAAAAAAATCTAAAAGTGGTTTAGGAGGATTATTTAAATTTTTATTAGGTCTTGCAATTCCTGGAGCAGGATTTTTAATGAATTTACCAAGTAGAGGTTTAGAAGGTATTAGAAGTTTAAATCAAAAATTACGTAGCACTGATTTTGCTCAGTCAAAAACTTTAGCTGATTACTTTGATGCTAAAAGATATGGTGGCAGAGACGCAAGAGATGCTGCCGCAGCAAGAACCATGGCTCAGGCAAGAGGAATTCAAAAGAAAATAGATAGAGGTGAATTTAATAGAGATACATCTGGTATAACTGATAGAAAAAGAGGATCTATTTCAACTAAATCAACGCCTACGCGATCAAGGTCTACTTCTCAAAGTGGAATGCAAGCAGAAAGAACTAGAGCCAGAGACCTAGGATCTATGAGAGGTGGAGTTGGTAGATAATGGCTAAAGTAACTTTAGTATTTACAAGGCCCTCTAAGGAATATGATCAAAGAAATGCTGATGCATTAATCAGAGACCTTGATGCATTGATTGAAAAATTAAATTCTACATTTCAACAAGACCTTAGAGAAGAACAACAACGATTTACTTGGTTTAATAATCAATACAGGAGTTGTTAATGTCCTGTAACAATGTCAACGTAGAACCTATTGTTATTGGTGGTGGAGATGGCTCTACTGCTTATGATGCTTTTGGCAGACTAAGAGTATCTAATCCATATACTTTATTTGATTCTTCAAATGTAATGTCTAAAAATACATTGTTTGATGAATCCACAAGTGGATCAGCAACAGTTACTTATACTTCTAATAAATCTACAGTTAATTTAAATGTTACAGAAGTAAGTGGTGATAAAGTTATAAGACAATCTAAAAGAGTAATGTCTTATCAACCTGGTAAATCATTACTCATTTTAAATACATTTGTAATGAATACTCAAACAGAAAATTTAGAGCAACGTGTAGGAACGTTTGATGCAAATAATGGAATATTCTTTGAAGATACTGGAACAGGTTATCAAATAGTTAGACGATCATATACATCTGGTTCATCAGTTGATGATCCTATTTTACAATCAGCTTGGAACGGAGATAAGTTAGATGGAACTGGAGCTAGTGGTTATGATTTAGATCCAACTAAAGCGACTATTATGTTTGCTGATTATGAATGGTTAGGAATGGGATCTGTTAGAGTTGGATTTGTAATAGATGGAAAACTTATTGTTGCTCATACTTTTTTAAATGCAAATAATTTAGATACTGTTTATATACAAACTGCTAACTTACCAATAAGATATGAAATAGAAGTAACAGATACTTTAGCTGCAGGGACATATACTTTACAACAAGTATGTTCATCAGTTCAATCTGAAGGAGGATATGCTCCACAGGGTTTAAGACAATCAATAGGCACAGCTTCTCTTAATGGAGTTAATTTAACAACAGCTGGAACATTTTATAATTTAGCAACCATTAGAATTAAAACTGGAAGACCTTATGCTGTTATTGTACCCATAGATATTAAAGCATCTGCTATTTCTAATTCTGATTTTGAAGTAAAATTAATAAGAAATGCAACACCAAGTACAGCATTTTCATATACATCTTATTCTGATAATGTAGAATATGATTTAACAGG